GTTGATCTAACCAAAAAATCAGTGTATAATATAGTATATGCTGAATATCATAAGCGACTTTATCAGATCAATCTTACCAGCTAAGAAGAAGACTACTCCAAGTGGTTGGACCAGCTTTAATGCGCCTTGCTGTCATCATAATGGTGAAAGCCCTGATACCCGTGGTCGCGGTGGTTTAACAGCCAATGCTGATGGATCAGTTAGCTATCACTGTTTTAACTGTAATTTCAAAGCATCATATCAACCTGGACGTCATCTAACATTCAAATTCCGTAAACTGCTAAAATGGTTAGGCGCAGATGACTCTGACATCAAACGACTAGTTATTGAAGCTATTCGTGTCCGTGAATTGGTTAATCCAGAAGCTGTAAAAGTTGAAGCAGAAGAAGAACGGATTGAGTTCAAAGTTCGTGACTTACCAGAAGGTGCTGTAAGTTTTCAACAGATGATGACATTTCATCTATTAGATGATTTTAAAAATGTACCGCCACTGTTAAATTCAGCAGTTGACTATACCAACAGTCGTAAAATGAACTATGATAAGTATGATTTTTACTGGACAGATTCAACAGAGCACAGTCTACATCAGCGTGTGATTATTCCTTGTGTTTGGCAAGGTAAGACAATTGGCTATACCAGTCGTGCTTTTACCGATGGAGTTAAACCAAAATACTACAGTCACTATGAACCCAACTTTGTGTTCAACATGAACAATCAACAGCAGGATAGTAAGTTTGTTATAGTCTGTGAAGGACCATTTGATGCTATGAGCGTAGATGGTGTAGCGGTATTAAATAATGAATGTAATGAAACACAAGCAGACATTATAGAATCATTGGGCAAGGAAGTAATCGTAGTAGCAGACCGGGATAAGGCTGGTGCTAAGATGATCAACAATGCTATTGAGTATGGATGGAGTGTGAGCTTTCCTATATGGTTGGAGACCTGTAAAGATATAAATGAAGCAACTGTAAAATATGGTCGACTGTTTGTGTTGAAAACTATCTTAGACAGCAAGCAGACGAGCAAACTCAAGATTGAACTTATGAAAAAGAAACTGTATAATTAATAGTATATGACAAAAGAATACTCCCCAGAACTACAGAAACTATTTTTAGAAATGATGCTACAGGACGCACAGAGCTATGTGCGTGTGCAGAATATCTATAATCCAGAAAACTTTGATCGTAGTCTACGTGATGTGGCTAAGTTTATTAAACAGCACACAGATGATCACAAGGCTATGCCCACAGCTGAACAGGTCAAGGCAGTCACAGGGGTAGAATTAAAATCAGTACCAGACTTGACTGAAGATCACTACAGTTGGTTTTTGACAGAATTTGAAGGCTTTACTAAACGTAATGAACTAGAACGTGCTATCCTTAAAGCGGCTGATATGTTGGAAAAGGGTGAATATGACCCAGTAGAAAAACTGATCAAAGATGCAGTACAGATTAGTTTGACTAAAGATCTAGGTACAGAATACTTTGAAGATCCTCGTGCTAGACTTATGGCAATCAAGAGTAACAATGGACAAGTCAGCACTGGATGGCCAACTCTTGATAAACGACTATTTGGTGGGATGAACCGCGGCGAACTAAACATCTTTGCTGGGGGATCTGGATCAGGTAAAAGTTTATTCATGCAGAACATCAGTATCAATTGGGCAACTCAAGGACTTAATGGTGTCTATCTAAGTTTAGAGTTGAGCGAAGGATTATGTGCTATGCGTATGGACAGTATGGTAGCTAATGTCAGCACTAAAGAAGTGTTTAAGGACTTAGACACTATCGAGATGAAAGTCAAGATGACTGGTAAGAAGTCAGGTAGCCTACGTATCAAGTATATGCCAGCACAATCAAATGTAAATCAAATCCGCAGTTATTTAAAAGAACTACAGATTCAAACAGGTAAGAAGCTGGACTTTATCATGGTAGACTATTTGGATTTGGTTATGCCTGTGAGTGCTAAAGTTAGTCCAAATGACTTGTTTGTTAAAGACAAGTATGTAAGTGAAGAACTGCGTAATCTAGCTAAAGAGCTAAACATATTAATGATCACAGCTTCGCAGTTAAATCGTGGAGCGGTGGAAGAAATTGAATTTGATCATAGTCATATCGCAGGTGGCTTAAGTAAGATCAATACAGCAGATAACGTGTTTGGTATCTTTACATCTAGAGCTATGCGTGAGCGTGGCAGGTATCAACTACAACTTATGAAAACACGTAGTTCAAGTGGTGTTGGTATGAAAGTAGATTTAGAGTATGATTTAGAAACCTTGCGTATTACTGATCCTGGTGAAGAAGCGCAGGAAAGTGGCCTACGTGGAGTTGGCGCAACCAATATTCTAAGTCAAATCAAAACTGGCAGTAGTGTAACACCTTCAGAAGATACCCCTAAAATCACCGCAGGAGTGGATAGTAGCAAATTAAAAAGCATGCTAGCGGGTCTTAAGAATACTTCAGAATAATATTTAAACTTCGATAAATATACTAAATTGGAGTAAGATCTTGCAGAAACGCACCCGTAGCATACTTACAGAGCTAGATGAGCTACTGATCCATAAGGACAAGGAAAACCTCCTTGAAACTCGCGCCAACAACATTATCAATGGCGCTATTAACCTTATCAAGTATATTCGTGAAAACTACGATGCTGAATCAGCTGGCGAGTTAGAGCGTCGTCTTCTTAATGCTATCAAAGGTCAAGATCCAAGCAAATTTAGCCGTGGCATTAGGAAGCTCAAAGATGAAGATTAATGAAGTATTAAATGAACATAAAATTGAAGAAGGACCATTAGACTTTGCTCGCAAAGTTGGTGCTGGTATTCAAGGATTTAAACAAGGTGGGCTAGCAGGTGCTCGAGCAGGGTATACTGCGCAAGGCCAACAACAAGCGCAAACTGGTGTTAATAAAAAAGTACTGGCAGGAGCATTAGAAAGATACAATAAATTTGCCGCACCTATCACAGCCGCAGGGCAACAAGTAAGTATTCAACAGGCACAGGCATGGTTTAATAAGTTTAGCGGTATGGCTGCAAGTTCTGCACCAAAATCAACAGACGCAGTAGGCATTCAACAGTGGCTAACTAAAGAAATTCCAGCGTATATGGCAGCTAAATCTGCTCGTGAAGCTACAGGTATTACTAAAGGACAAACTGTAGAAAAAGATGGCCAACAGTATAAATGGGATGGCGCAGGGTGGCGCACTGCTAAAGGCACTTATCCTAGTGCAGATATAGCACAACAACTAACTCAGTTAGCAACAACCAGCAAACAAACTAAACCAGTACAAAAACAAACAACACAAACTACAACGATACCACAGGGCGAAGCTAAAAGTCCACAAGATGTGGTAAATCGTCTAATGAAACTACACCCTGACTGGGTTCCAGAAATTACTAGACAACTATTGAACAAACAATCGGTTACGGCAGGCTAATGAAACTATTTGAAATAAAAGGTCAAACTCCTAACTTCTTGCTATCAGAAAGCAAGAATGTTCATCTTGAGCACTTAGAAGATCTGGTGTTCAACAAGGGCTATGCTGGCGCTGAAGAAGCACTAAATTACATCGACAGTCTACGTCATATGTTAGCAGAAGGCACAGGTACAACTACTAAATTAACAGTCAAATGGGATGGCAGTCCAGCAGTTATCTGCGGCACAGATCCAGCTGATGGCAAGTTTTTTGTTGGTACAAAATCAGTGTTTGCCAAAGGCGAACCTAAACTCTGCAAAACATCTAAAGATATACAGAACTTCTACAGTGATAAACCTGAGCTAGCAGAAATACTAGCTATAGCATTAAAATATCTACCCAAGCTAGGTATTGGCGGAGTAGTACAGGGTGATTTAATGTTTACTCCTGGTCAAGTACATACAGTGTCAGTCAATGATGAAGACTGCTATGTGTTTACTCCTAATACTATTACCTATGCTGTACCAGTTAACAGCAAGTTAGGCCAACGAATTGCATCAGCTAAATTAGGCATTATATTCCATACTACCTACACAGGTGATACTGTTGATTCTATGACAGCACAATTTGGTGTTAACGTTTCAGGATTTAATCCTAGTCGAGACGTATGGTTTGATGATGCTACCTATAAAGACTACACAGGTGTTGCCAGCTTAACTCCTACAGAAAATGCTAAGATATCTAAGTATCTACAGGCTACTGCTAATACTATGTCAAAAATAGGACAGCAACGCTTTGACATTATTCTACAAGACAAAGAATTTGCTCGTATGGTTAAACCTTTTGTCAATAAAATGGTCAGAGCTGGCAGTCACGCAGTAGAACCTACACAGTTTATTAAACAGTTTATCACACACTATGAAAGTGAAATGATGAAAGGTATTGAAGATCTTGCAGGCGGCCCACAAGGACGTGCGGCACAGGCTCGACTAGCTAAGATCAAAGCTAAAGAACAGTGGATAGCCGATAACAGCAACAGTTTAACCGGAGTTCTAGCAGTCTACAAGCGAGTAATTGAACTTAAACACATGCTATTGCACAAACTACAACAGGTAGAAGGCATTGGTACATTCCAAAAAACCAATGATGGATACCAAGTAACCTCTCCAGAGGGCTTTGTAGCAATAGGACACGACGGTGGTGCGGTTAAACTAGTAGATCGTTTGGCCTTTAGTAGAACGAATTTTTTATCAAAAGCATAAATAAAAGTATGCGCGAAAGCGTACAAACTTTAGGAGAAATATAAAATGGCAACATCTATCACAACATTAGCACGTGCAAACGGTGGCGCTCGTCCAGCAGACGGTAGCTCATTTGGTAATGCACAGATTACTGGTCGTCAGTTAACACACTACACAGTGTACTCAGCTGGCTTATACACATTTGGTAACGCTACAAACATCAACTACTTAGCAGCTGGTTCAGACTATGAAAAACTAGTTTTAGCTATTGAGCAAGTTGGTTCAATCGAGTTACTAGGTGTACCACAATCAGGTAACTTATTCCACGTAGCATTATCAGGTGCAGCTCCAGCAGCTAACGCTTCATCTTCATACTACACAACTAAGAGTTCAGGTAGTTTAGAAGCATATTGCAACACATCAATTGGTGGTTCTGGTGTTTCAGGCGCTACAGTACAACTAGGCGTTGGTACTTCAGCTTCTTCAACACAAGTTCTATACTAATCTACAGGTTAGTAGTTCAAGTAATACGAAACGGCACTTTTATAGTGCCGTTTTTTTATGGCTATAAATACTCTGTGGACATTCAATATCTTTATCAGGGTTTTACGTTAATTGACATTACACCTACAGGTGTAATCAACTATTCACCTCAGAACGAATTCAAACGTAATCAACAGCGTAACTGGGAAACTGTTCAACAGATATTGAGTTTACGCACACAGCCTACTATATTGGAAACTGACGATTTTACTGCTGATCTAATCAACTATAACTTTGGTATCAACTACACCGGAGAACACCGTATTTGGACATTTAAGTTTGGTGTGGACTATGCTGATATCTATCAAGATGGCCCAGATAAGTTTGGTCTTATCAAATTAGATTTTAAACTTACTCCTGTTATATTAGGACTTGAGGAAACGGCAAAGCCAGAAGTTGCAATTTTTACTTCAAAAGGCCCATGGAATAACATATATTTTAAATCCATTGCGGTCTAGGTTAAATATATTAGATGCTATAGGCATTCATTAAGGCACATATTAAGGCACATTATCAAGGCTCAGACAATAAGCATCGCTCATACAAGGAAGCGAGATGTCGACACCATCGGAAATTGAGAAACAAAGTCTAGAAGCCCACGTTGAAATATGTGCCGTAAGGTACAGTAACTTGGAAACTAAACTATCTAACTTAGAACAACGTATGGACAAACTTGAAGGCTATCTAGTAGGCATCAAGGACAGTCTAGACGAAAAACTAGAAGGCCGCGGTAAGCAAAGTGTCAGCATCATCGTCACCATCTTAAGTGTGACACTCACAGCACTGTTAGGTATTTTAGGTCATATGCTATTCAAGTAACATAAATAGTTACATGAAGATCGTAGAACTAACCAATAAACTTTTATTACCCATCACTAACGAAGAGCAGGATCTGCTGGAACAATTTGTTGATGATATCTCTATCGCAAAAAGTCAATTCAATGAACGTGAACAGTTGTTAGCCAATAGCCTAACTAACAAAGACGTGTTACTACGTACCAATCAAGATGGCAAAATCTACTACAAAAAACGCATCAACTAGTTTTGATGTTGAAAAAATCCAACGTTTTACACAGGACGAACTAGCTAAGATAGCTGATGCGCCCAGTGAATTACCTTTCTGCTATCAAGTAGGCACAGACGTACTAGTAGGGCGTTATCGTGTGGTTAAAGTCAACGACAAGTGTTGGCGTGTACAAGATCAAGATCAAACCATGTTTGATTTTTTCAGTCGCAAAGATGCTATATTCTACTGTATTGCCCTACACAAAGAAAAACTACAACTAGCTCGTGACATACTAGACTGCGACAGTCAGTTGAATCGACTGGAATTTGACGCCGCATTATACCGTTTACGCTATAAAAAGGCTCAAGAAACAGGTGATAGTTGGGGTGAAGAATACTATAGTAATCGCTACGTTGAAACACAGCATCGCATAGAACAGATTAAAAAAGAAATTAAGAAAAACTTAGATCTGGCTAAATATATTAAAGTCTAAATAGGAATTTGACCATGAAACTAGCAGAAATGCAAACTAAATCATCACGTAAGATCAACAAGTTAATGGAAAGCCGCTTTGGTTTTTCTATTAATTTTAGCAATCTTACTGTAGCTAAAGCGGAACGTTTAAGCGAAACAATCGCAGCTAATTTAAACAAAATCCGCCACAGTGCTAATCTACACACAGCAGAAAAGAATCCACGTTACATGGAGTTACTAACAGTTCAAGAAGGGTTGAACGCTTGGTTAGAAGAACGCCGTACACAACTAAACGAAGGTGAAGTTGGTAACGCAGAAGTGCTATTGGCTGCTAAAGATATGGTAGATTCAGTTCAAGACGCTATTGAGAAAGTTGGTAAAATGCAGAACGAGCAATTACCACAACTACTAGATTCAATCCGTGATCAAATTGGTTCAGAACAGGCAGAAGGTTTCAAAAACGCAGTAGGCACAACATTAGAAACATTAATGCAAAAT